ATTACATTCAGCCTTGCCGTCTGTATCACGAAGAAGTTTGAGATTTTTATAAAGTCCGCCGTGATTTTCTGCAATTGACATTTGGTTATCATTTGCAACAATAATCAGGTTTGAATCCATTTCACCGGCAACATTAAAACCTTCAAGAGCCTCACCGCCGCTGATTGAGCCGTCACCGATGAGTGCAATAACATTACCATTGCCGTTTGTTACATCTCTGCCCCTTGCAAGTCCGCAGGCAAGGCTGACAGAGGTTGATGTATGACCGACAGTAAACATATCGTGTTCGCTCTCTATGGGGCTTGTATAGCCTGTTACATCATCGTAATGCTCCTGCGCAATATATGCCTCTTTTCTGCCTGTGAGGATTTTATGAGGATATGACTGGTGTGAAACATCAAACACAAACTTGTCCTGTGGTGAATCAAATACATAATGAAGGGCAATTGTTGCCTCTACAATACCGAAATTCGGGCCGAAGTGACCGCCGTGAACACTTGCACGGTGAAGTAAAGCGTCACGCATCTCCGATGCAAGAGCGTTAAGTTCATCAATACTGAGTTTCTTAACATCCTGCGGTCCGTTTATTTTTTCAATATACATCGTAATCAGAGCTCCTTATCATATAAATTTTAAATATAAATCAGAGATATCTCTCTTTAGCTATATTATATAACCTCAAGCTAACTTTAGGTCAAGAGATTTTTTGAAAATTTTTCTTTTGCATTCTTTTTTATGTATATCGTTACAACGCAATAGCATAACCCTCGACAGGTAACTATAATTGAAACAGGCACTTACATAAAATTGCAAGTGCCTGTTCCATGGCTGAGCCGGCGGGATTCGAACCCACGGGTGACGGAGTCAAAGTCCGTTGCCTTACCGCTTGGCGACGGCTCAGTATATATTCTACTTTTATTGATTGTTAAAAAAACAAGCCGCCAAAGAATTTCTTCAGCGGCTGTTGGTGACCCATCGGAGATTCGAACTCCGGACACCTTGATTAAAAGTCAAGTGCTCTGCCAACTGAGCTAATGAGTCAAATGGGGTGGAATGCCGGATTCGAACCGGCGGTCTCCAGTGCCACAAACTGGCGCGTTAACCAACTACGCTAATCCCACCATAAGTGGCGCGCCAAAAGGGACTCGAACCCCTGACCTACTGCTTAGAAGGCAGTTAGTCGAAGTGCCTACTTTTGGCTTAAACACTACATTTTTTGAATTCAAAATTTGAATTTGACAACAGTTTGACAACAGTTGTGACTTTGAAAATGTTGTCTGTTCTCAACTCAACAGTGACTATTATAACGGATGGAACGAATAAAGTCAAGAGTTTTTGAAAAATTTTATGGTAAAATTTTATGAAATTTCAAATTTTTCTTTCAAGTAAAATAAATTCTCGACCTTCGTTCGTTTCAATCCACTTCTCAAGGGAACTTTCTCTAACAACATACCTATTCCCCACCTTAATCGAAGGAAAGCCTTTTTGTCTAACCATTTTATATGCAGTGTTTTTACTGACACCAAAAATTTCCATAATATTCTTTGGAGTAAGCATTGGTTTCATATGAACACCTACCTAACTAATATTAAATTGTTATTATTTCTATTTACTTTTCAATCAATTTCAATACGCTTTTTAGCGTTGCTTTCTTGCCGTTCAGCTTAAATTCATACCCATTTTTGTTCATGCTTTTAAGCTGGGTTTCTGTTGGTAAACAGCTTGTCTCACTACACATAAATTTGCCTTGTCCGTCTTTATAAACCTCAAACAACATTCAATCCATTCCTTTCTCTATCCTCTTTAATAGCATCCATTTTATCCTCTCGGTCAATGTAATCCACAATTAGTTGTACAGCTTTATCGTACCCCTTTTGGTTGCCTTTGATAATTTCATATGGGACATTCTTTTCAATTAGCATTGATTCAATTCGTGTACCTATATTATTGGCTTCAATTTCGGTTTGTAATCTCCCATTTGGATTATATTTTTTAACAGGTTTAACAAAGAAATTTAAGTTATCAAAGAGAGAGCTAAACGCTTCGGCGGTATCGTTTACACACTTTTCAATGGATTTTGAGGGGTAAAAACCACACTTTTCAAATCTGTTATAAATTTCGGTCAACAGGATTGGCGAGTCAGTTACAATTACTCTAACCTGATTTCTCAGTCTCCAAAATCTTTGTGAGTGCAAACCAAGTATATATAATTGGTTAGTTAAAGCAGTATCATTATGCTCCCATACTATATCTTTAGCCGTTTCAGTTGCAAGTTCCGTGTCAATACCCCTCATTTTCAACTGACTAAATATATAAGCAGCTCCTGTGGATTTACCACAGGAAGGCTGACCATAAAGATTAACTACAATCGTTTGTTTATTCATTTGACACACTCTCCTTATCATAAAAAGGATTATATTCCTTGGGGTCTGCTTTATTTGC